AAATGGAATGAAATGATTGAGTTAAACAGAATGGCGTTTGATGATTATTTGCCGAAAAATTCCGAGAGCAGGTGCATATCAATAACGTTGAAACTTATTAAAAAAAACGCACCGCAAATTAAATGGGTTTTGTCTTTTTCGGACGGTACGCAATGCGGAGACGGAACAATATACAGAGCCAGTGGATTTTATTTGACTGGAATAAAAAAAAATAAGGATTTAATACAATTGCCAGACGGATTTATATTCCATAAAATAAATACAAGAGACGGTGGTTCAGAAATACAGAAAAAAAGAAATTCTGACGGATATACAAACACCGAAAAATGGTTGAATGAAAAATACAAAGGTTGGAAACCGTTAGACGGTTATCAATTAAGGTATATTTACCTAATTGACAAAACCTGTAAACTAAACGTGCCTGTTATACCATTTAGCAAAATAGACGAAGTTGGTGCAGGAATGTATAAAGGCGAAAAAATATCTTTGGAAAAAAGAAAACAAGCGGTGGAAGCATAAAAGTAATGCGTTTGTCATTCCAGACAAAAGAAGGGGTGCAATACCACCCCACCGCTCTAATAAACGTTTACAGTTATACAACCAAACAACAATGAATAACGAACAACTTTTAGAAATGCTCACGGATTTTCAAGTTTTCATTTTCAACCAGAGGGCACGAAAAAAAATAAACGATTTAACAACGGAAAAAGAAATTGCGGAACTATATTTAGAATCCGAGTGGTACGAAATTCACAAAGAAATTTATTTGAATGAAACTGAAAACAAGTGATTGGATTTTTTACGGTTGGGTTTGCGTTGCGTGTTTGTCGCTTATTGTATTAACGTTGATACTTTGTAAATGAAACAACACGTTAAAACCTATTTGCAGGGGTTTGGCTATTCAATAGCGGATTTCATACCGTGCGAAATTTGCGAAGCGAGGGCGGTAGATATTCACCACATAGAAGCAAGGGGAATGGGGGGCACTACGCAACAGGAGACCGTGAGTAATTTAATGGCGTTGTGTCGCAAGTGCCACGATTACTACGGAGACAAAAAAGAATTTAAGGAGTATTTAATTGAAGTTCATAACAACAAACTAAATGGCAAATCCAAATCCAAGACGTGAAAACCTTAAACCGTTGGCGAAAGGTTTTGACCCCAGACGCAACTACAAAGGAGCACCACGCAAATACATTACAACGTTAAAAGATAGCGGTTACAAGTTAGCCGAAATAAATGACTGTATTATGGCATTGCTCTCAATGAACCTTGACGAATTAAAAACCGTTTTTGATAATCCACAGGCAACGGTGTTAGAGAAAACAATTGCAAACGCAATGGTAACAAGTTTAAAGAAGGGTTCGCTTTACTCTCTGGAGACGTTGTTAAGCCGTGTGTTCGGTACGCCAAAGCAAAGCACGGACGTTGTATTGCAGACGAGTTTAACAATTCAAGTGCCAGACGAGGAAACAAAAATGGCAATTGAAAAACTGTAAACGTTATGCCTAAAAAATTAGACGATTGCGTTAAAGCACTAATGGAGCAAGGCAAAACAGAATCCGAAGCGTTTGCAATTTGCCAGAGTTACAACAACGCAAAAGGTTTTGTGATTAACTACCTTGACAAAACAAACACCGTACAAGGCGAAACGTTCAACGATTACCCTAAAGGAATAACGGAAACCGCAAAGCGTGGTATTAAGTTAAACGAGAAAGTAAACAACAGGTGTGCAACGCAAGTAGGAAAAGTTAGAGCACAACAGTTAGCGAACCGTGAACCCTTATCTTTTGAAACGGTTAAAAGAATGTACTCTTATTTAAGTAGAGCGAAAGAGTATTACAACCCTAATGACACGGAAGCGTGTGGAACGATTAGTTATTTACTTTGGGGCGGTGAACCTGCATTGAGTTGGAGTAAACGAATAGTTGAAAGCAACAAAGAATAAACGGTGCACGTTACAAACGTTTTCAAAAAAAATCTTTTAGCGTTCAACGAGGGCAAACGTTTTGTAATCAATCAAGGCGGTACGAGTTCAAGTAAAACGTTTTCCGTTTTGCAATTGCTTTTGTTAATTGCAACAAAGCGAACCAATTTAACTATTTCAGTAGTTGCCGAAAGTTTGCCACACTTGAAACGTGGAGCAATGCGAGATTTTCAAAAGATTTTAGAGAGTGAAGGTTACTACAATTCCGATACTCACAATAAAAGCAATTCCAGTTTTTCAATAGGTAGTAACGTCATTGAATTTTTCAGTGCTGACAATAGTAGTAAATTGAGAGGGGCACGAAGGGATATTTTATTTATCAATGAGTGCAACAACATAGACCTGCAAAGTTTCAATGAGTTGTCGGTGCGTACAAGACAAACAACGTTTTTAGATTTCAACCCTGTTGGTGAATTTTGGGTGCACGATTTTATGAGCGTTCGCAAACCTGCTGAATTTTCTTTTATCAAAAGCACGTATAAAGACAATAGTTATTTAGATACACAAATAGTAAGCGAGATTGAAAGCAGAAAAGATATTGACCCTGTTTGGTGGCGTGTGTTTGGGGAGGGTGAGGTTGGTTATTTTGAGGGCGTAATTTTAACACGATGGAAACAAACGGACGAATTGCCAGAGAGTCCAAAGCAAGTTTTAGCGGTTGACTTTGGTTTTACCAATGACCCCACAACAATTTTAAACGTTGTTTATTCTAACGGTGAAATATGGGTGCACGAAATAGTTTACCAAACCAGATTAACGAATAGTGATATTGCCCAGATAATAAAGGGCACAGGGTTAAAGTGCGTTGTTGTTTGCGACAGTGCCGAACCCAAGAGCATACACGAATTGCAGTTGATGGGAATACGTGCCGTACCTGCCGACAAAGGGAGCGATTCAATAAGGGCAGGGTTGGATTTATTGCAACAATACAACGTTAACGTAACAAGCGGAAGCACGAACTTGATTAAAGAGTTAAGGAATTACCGTTGGAAAACAGATAAGAACGGCAAAGCGTTAAACGTTCCAATTGATTATTTTAATCACGGTATTGATGCGTTAAGATATGGCACAACTTATTTGCTTGGTAGTGCGACAAAAAGCGTTAAACCTAAAATACATTTACCACGTTAGTACATTTGCACTCTTCTCTGTTGTGTAAATTAGTAGCACGTAACGAGCCGTAACGAGTTAAAGTGAGGGTGCGAACCCCTCCAGAGAAACAATGGACGAAATAATTTACAAATACTGGTTACAACGTTATGAGACCTGTAAACGTTGCACGTTTGCTAAACGTTCACTGTTGGAACTTGTAACGTGTGGCACACCTGTTGTCGGTGAAATTGTTACCTTTGAGGGGAAAGAAATAAAGTTGTGCGGTTGCATAATGAAATTAAAAGCAAAAATTGAAAGTGCTGAATGCCCCTTAAATTTCTGGAATGGTAACGATACAGATTAAAGACAAACAATACAACGTCCCAACAAAGTGGAACGAAGTTACTTTAAAGCAATACGTACAATTAAACAGGTGGCAAAATGAATTGACCGCAGTGCGGTTGCTTTCAATTGTTACAGGGATTGATTACGATACGATTTCAAATTTACCTTGCACTGAATTTTCAATTAAGGTAATGCCAGAAATGGAGTGGTTGAGCGAAGAGTTAAATCCGTTAAACGTTCCACGTTGTAAGCATTTAACCATTGACGGAAAAAAAATAAAAGTAATTTATGACGTGAGCCAAGAGAGGTTCGGTCAAAAATTATTTATGCAACAATTAGTAGCAAAAGCAATAGAGCAAAAGAGCGACCACGCTGAATTGGTTGCGTCAGTTGTTTCCAATTATTACGCACCGTATTTACACCCACAAAACAAGTGGGACGAAAAGCACGTTAAGGAAACCGAGCAATTGATTTATGACCTGCCTGTTTTAGAAGTTTATCCAGAGGCGGATTTTTTTTTACGTGGTTACATTCAGTTTGTGAGACCGAAAGCAAAACGTTAAACGTTGCCCCAGATATGAACGAAATTGAAGCAGGGGTTGATAGGTTTGAAAAGTTTGGAGAATTTAATTTAATTTACAATTTAGCGGACGGAGACGTTACTAAATTTGATGCGGTATTTAATTTAAGTTATTCCGAAGCGTTTACAACGTTATACCGTAGAGCCGAAGAATCACGATACCAAAAGGCGTTGCGTAAAATAATAAACAGAGCAAAATGAGGTTAATTGAAACAATGTTAAAAGAAGTTGCAACGGCAACGGAAGGTGTTTTGCATTACGGCAGGGGTGCGAAAGCATACGCAAATTTGCAAAGCGGAATTTATCCACGTGTCTGGATTCACCTTGTTAATCCTATTGACACCATACACCAAAACAACGCAGTAACCACAACGTATGAAGTTATTGGAGAGGTTAGCGGTTTATGTTCTTTTACGTCCGATATTGCTAACGAAGAACAGTCAACGTTGGACTATTTAAACACGTTGGAGTATTTGCAATTGATTTACTACCGTTTTATTACTAACTTAAATAAAGACACACGCAACAGGTCAGCGATTGGAAGGGTTAGCCGTAAAGAGTTATTGCACGAATACGATGATAACTTAACTGGTTACGTGTTTACTTTTACAATTACAATCAATGAACCGATAGCATACCAATGTTAGAACGTTTGCAGGATATTTTAGAGCGTGAAGGTGCACGTTTGGTTCTGGAGTTACAGAGTGCAATGCAAAGCACAGGAGCGAACGCCAGTGGTAAAACGTCCCAAAGTTTGCGAGTAGCAACACGCAGAACGAATACCGCTCTTAATATGAATATAAGCGGTGGCATTGGTTGGGCGTTTGTAGAGCAAGGCAGGGGAGCGACAAGGCGAAGCGGTAACGGTGCAGTACGCAAAGCGATTAAACAGTGGATTGACGATAAAGGAATAACGCCAGACGGAAATATGACAAAGGATGCGTTAGCGTTTTTAATTACAAGAGCAATCCACGAAAGGGGAACGTTATTGCATTTGCTAAACGAGAGGCGAGAGATTTACACCAGTGTAATAACTGAAAACGGAGTTAATGAAATAATTGATAAACTTGGCGAAACGGTAGAGGTTGAGGTTTCAAGTGATGTTCTAAAACAAATTTTTAAATGAGCATAATTGCCAGACCACAGAGGGCACACGCATTGAACCCCTCAAAATTTATTCGTTACAATAGCAATAGGCAACCGTATGTTTTCACGTTTCAACGTTCGGACGTTCCTGTTACAGTTTTTGATTTTCAAGGTTATTTTCTTTTAACTACAACGCAACAAGATTGGGGAGTTTTAGATTATCAAAACATAACGGCAGGTGATGTTATTACAATCGTAATAAACGGCAACACCTACACTGGTGAGGTTACGCAATTAAATCAAAACTTTGAGTTAGAGACAAACATTCCTTTTGTTTCAAACCCTGTTAACGTTGGGTTTGTAAATTGGGCAAAGAAAACCGCATATAAATTTTTCCTACAAATTTACGCTTACATTCCAAGCACACAACAAACAGATTTTTTGGGCGAGGTTTACGGCACACCTGCAAAGAATGGAGTTTGCAAGTTGGACGTGCGAACGTTGCTTGAATACAAAATGGAAAAAAGAAATAAGTTTAAATTCAACACGGTTCATCAATCGGATTACTCTGGTTGGAATTATTTTGCAGTTGAATGGAAACAATACTACATTGAGGACGGCACTATTGTTAACACTCAATACCAAAGAGACAAAGAACTGGTGGGCGGTTTGCCTATTGAGATACGTTACTACACTGTTGACGGTGCAAAACAATTGCTAACAACATACGGTCAAAATTACGCAGACTATTACCCCCAGAGAGTAACAG